CTTCCATGCCACAGCGACCACCTATTCCTATAATGGCGTCATTCAATCTATCCCATGTAATCATTTTCTATCTCCGAAGTTACCTGCAACTTAATCTTTCCTCGCTTGTTAAATTTAGAGTGCACCAACTGTATGTCAATGCCTACTGTCAGACAGTACAAAGCAAATATCAAGTTTGTCAGTATAACTTTTCAACTTTGTTTGTCAACCATAATATCACCTTTTTGTCAGCAGACATTTTGTCAGCCTTTCATTAAAGCAACTATCAGAACTATGGATAATTGTAATACATAATTTATCATCATAAAATTAAATAAACTTATTTTCATACTTTTCTCCTTGACATAAAAACGAACACCCTTAAAATAGACTTTAGTCTACATAAAAATTATAACATTATTAAGGGAGTATTTAATATACTAATACTAATCTACTTATAGTCAATAAATAAAAAATAAAAAATTACTTGACAATAAGAAAGGTAAGTTTTATAAGGGTTATAGTTAATAATTATAATTAGGAGAAGTAATGACAGATATAACTAAACAACAAATAGATATGTTTCATGAACAATGGAAAGGTGCTATGTCAGATAGAGAATTTATTGAAGAAGTTTATGAAATAGCTTTTGGTGATGATGCTATCGGCAGAGGTTTTTATAAAGAAGAAGTTTTAGTTAGATTAAAAAACTTTTCAGACAATGCTTTGAAGTGGGAGAAACATAATGGCAAAGTTTAATGTAGAATTTGACTTAGATAGAGATGATAATTTACTAGAAGATGATGAAAATTTTTTTGATACGGTACATATTGAAAATGAAATTAAATCATGGCTTGACGATTTAAATTATAGAGTAAGAAATATTCGTGTACAAGAATGGAAAGAAGATAAACATGGTAATCTATGGGTGCACAGGAAGTGATTAAAATAATAAAAAATATTTTAGGTGTTGACAAAGAAGCCGAAAAAGTTAATGCTAGAGTAAATCGCATTGAGAAGGCATTGACTGAATTAGAATACAAAGTAGCAGACATCAATGTGATAGTAACATTTTTAAATGAACTTAGGAGAAACAATAATGAGAATAACGAACAGGCAAAAAGAACTGATAGCCGAAAAAATAGTTAAAAAAGTTGGAAGTAACTTTAAATCAAAATCAGTAGCAAAAAACCCTGCATTTGTTAAATACAAAAAGGCTAAGGACAAAGCAGATGCTATGTGGAAAAAGTATGATGTTTTAAGAGATGAATATCAAAGTATGCAAGGTGATTTAGTTGAAAAAATTTTTGGTGAAGATTTAGACTTTATTCATATAGAAACAGAAACAGGTAAAACTAAATTTGTTGGATATGAATTACGATATAAGGTTGTAGATGAACTACATCTTATGGAATTGTCTAGCCACGAAAACATAGATGATATTATTAATGAAGTTTCAAAGAAGTTTGAAGTAAAGTAGGGAGTAAATTATGGAAACAAATGAAGAAGGAGAATGGGAAGAAGGTGAAGAGTGGTCAGTAACAATGACTATGAAAATCAGTTTACAAGTCTGTGATGAACCAAGTTGGGAATCAGCTTGTGAATATATGAGAAGAGAAATTACATCATCAAAATATCCTTTTCGTGATTATGATGTAGACTTTAAATTTAGTTAGTAAGGAGTTAAAAAAATTGACTTGGTTGGGAAAGGCAGTGAAAGTCTGTGGTGTAACCCTTAAACAAAGGAGAAAACCCATTAAAAGTATTCCCCAAAAGATTACCTATCAATGCCAAGTTATAAAGAATTATAGTACCTACAAGAGGCTGAGGTTGAGACTCGTGTAAGGGTGGGCTAAGTTGGTAGTTAAAACAGTTGCGTGCCTAGACTACAAGCTATAAAAAAAATTATCCTAGCTAGGATACCCATTAGTAAGGACACTGAAATCTAGGGGTAAGTGTTTAAAAAGATACTCCATCAGGTCGCTCCTGATATGCAATTTACTTACTACTGGGAGTTATAAGAATTTGGTGCTACGAAAAGGTAATACTAGTTAAAGGCGTAGTTAAATAGCGAAGGTAAACTTAAACGCAGACCAGTCCTTCGTAAGCCAATAGAGTAGAGGAGGCGATTCAATCATGTGAAGAGCGTCAGCAGGTTATCAGTCCTCCTTTACTTGCAAAAATGGAGAAAAGATATGTTGACACGAGTATTGAAAAGAACTAAGAACGAAATTAAACTTACAAAGAAATGGGAAAATGCAGTTAATATAATGGTAGAGAAACATGAAGCTAGAAAAAAAGTTAGACAAGTTAGCTAAAGAAACTAGACGAATGATCGAAGACATTCATAGAAGAAATAGAAAGCTAAGAAGAGAGGGAAAGTTTCCACAAGTTATAAAAGATATAAAAAGGAAGTAGTTATGGGTAAAAGATTAATTGAAGGAAAAGAAAAATCTAAAGGTAAAAGATACTCACATAGACCACAGCGAGTGAACAGTGAATATCTTATTAGAGTTAATAATAAATGGTATATGGATAAAAAAGAAGATGACACGAAATAATTCAGTTAGTCCCAATTCAAAATATGCGTCAGGTTGGCGTAAAGAATTGTGGGGATATTATTCCAAAAAAAGTAGTAAAGAAATAAGAAAGAAAATAACTTTACCTAAGTATGATTGTATAGAGAGATTTTATGAAGAAACCAAAGAAACCAAGAGTGGTGAGAGAACAGCAAGGGACATACGAAAGAGTTATTACAAATAAGAAGAAGTATAACAGAAAAAAACAAAAGGATATACTTGATGAAAAATGAAAAACTTTCGGTGTTACTACCTTATGATCTAGACTCTACAGAAGAGGTCACAAGAAAAGTTATGAAATTTATACACACTACAGCAGAAGATTTAAATATTCATGAGTCAGATGTAACAGTAGCTAGTCTAGTTACTTTACTATTACATTATTTAAAACACAGGTCAGAAGATAAGGCAGAGGCAACAGCACACTTAATGAGTTTGATTACTAGTGTGTTACTAATAACATCTGCTAATACTACATGGATGGATGTAGGAGATATGCCTGATGAAAAGGAAAAAAATTAATGGGAGTATATTTTATGCCAGAACAAAAAGGAAATGGAAGTATAGAAATAGATAGTGAAACAGAGGGAGCTTTATACGATATATTAGATACTATAAGAGATAAAGTAATAGAACAAAATGGACAAGCAATAGATTGGGAAATACATAAAGACACCAATTTAGAACAAATTGTTATAACTTGGAAAGTTACAACAGAGGAAGAGTAATTGAGAAAGTGCGATTACTGTGATGACAGGGCAGACATTGTAGACAATAAAACAGATAGATTATGGTGTGCTGTCTGTTACATAGAAAAAAAGACACCACACTTAAAGGAGAGATATGATGAGTATAGATTTAAGCAAATACGAAAATCTCATTAGAATAGGAACTCTTACAGAAGAGTATGAGTTTGCACAGCATGAACTTCATGCCCTTCTTAGATTACAAAGGGGCGGTGGTACTGCAAGTATCAGAGAAGATATAATTACTTTGTTAGATAGGATAGCAAAAGAATTGTCAAGGCGAAGAGTAGCCTCAGATGAGCAGGCAGAATTTGTAAAGAGGTTGCCCTAATGGACTTAGTAAAAGTATCTTTAATATTTGGTTGGAGTTGTTCGTTTATACTCTTGTTCACAGCGTTGCTTGTAATTTATATATTACTTAAAACAGAAAAATTAAAATAATGAATAAAGTAAAACCTCATACAGCACCTACTAAAAAATTTGATAGAGAATTGTTTAATGCAAATGACCCTCAAACGAGAGAGTCTGCTAAAAAATTATTGCCCCCTAAATTAAAAGAAATATTAAAATTAAATGAAGAACCAGTGTTAGAAGATAATCCTGAACCATATGACATAGACCTTATTTGTCCTAAATATAATCTTAGTGTTGAAGTAGAAACAAAACATGGTTGGGGCAGTGGTAAATTTCAATGGGGTGATATGCATATACCTAGAAGAAAATTTATTTATACGAAGATTGAAGGAGATGTCTTTTTTGTAATATTTAATACAGATAGAACACAAGCAGGAATAATGACAAAAGACTCTGTTAAAAAAGAAAGAGTTGTCAACAAATTCAATAGGTTATCTAGGTTACACGAGGATTATATTTCAGTGCCTGTTGAGGAAATTATATGGGTGTAGTCGATAAATTAAATGAGTTAGATGTTGAGGAAGGCACATCAAAACGATTTGATTGCATTTTCTGTGGCAAGAAAAATACTTTAAGTGTTACAAAGAAAAAGGGTAAACTCTTATGGAACTGTTTTTCTGCATCATGCAACAGTAGAGGTAATGTAGGCACAGACTATTCTAAAGAAGATTTAATAAAAGAGATAAAAGGTAAT